TGTAGTTATTTATTGCTTGATAAGTCTATACGTGAAATTGGTAAGGATATAGGACTAGAAAAACTTGATTTTAACTACACGAAAATTAGAACACCTTTGACAAAATTAGAAGATAAAGAAATTGAATACAATTATCGTGATGTTGAAATTATGTTGAAAGGTGTTTACAGGCTTTACAACCTTAACGAATATATAACAAGTGCTAATCAAATACCTTACACAAAAACTGGCATAATGCGTTTTAACTGTGAGCAAAACCCAAAAGTAAACGTTACTAACGAATACACTAACAAATACGGAGAAAAGAAAAAGGGTAAGTGTATGCGATTAAACAAGTATTTATGTGGTTTGGAAAAAGCGAAATCAGAAAAACAATTATTGTTTTGGGAAACGCTTTTTCAAGGTGGGTTAGTTTATTCCAATGCGAAATTTATAGGCGACGTGTTGAAAAAATTAGCGTCGTTTGATTTTGCAAGTGATTATCCTTTTCAAATGCTTACAAGGTATTTTCCTAGCGAATTTGAGGAATACAAAGGAAACAACAAAGTAATGCTTGAAAAGTGTTTACGAGGTGTAACAGAAAAAAATTTAATTTACAACAAACCTTTGCGTACAATGTTTAATGCTATTGTTATTCTGAATAATGTTAAAGCAAAGTTTGAATTTACACCGATTGGAACGCCAAAAATTGCAGAAATAGAACCGTTGCGAAATATGTTAAACTGCAAAATTATAAACGGTAAAATACACGAAATAAATACACCAATTAAAATGTATGTAACTTGTATTGATATGATAACTTTAAAACTATTTTATGATTTTGATTTGATAGATGTTGAATACTTGGAAACAGCAAGCAGATACAGGAAATCAAATCAATTCAAGATTAATTCTATACTTTATCTTGCAAAGCGTAAAATAGAATTTAAAATCTATAATGAACTTGTAGAGAATATGAACACTTTTCATATTTACACAGAAAAAGAGATACAGGACGAACATTTCAGAAACATGATAAATAATGAAACCAATTACTTCAATCAGTTATCAACAGCGAAAAAAATGTATTTAGATGTTAAAAGTGATTTGAACGCTTTATACGGAGATAATGCACAACACTTGTTGCATGAACGATTTTACTATGATGATATTGAAAGAGAGTGGAAAAGCGAACTAGAAACCTTTGAAGAATATAAAAACGCACAACATAAAACAAGTTACATTTATGGTTTATATGTTCCACAATACGCAAGGGCAAGTATTTTATACATTGCTTATAAATTTATTACAAGTGGTTTAAACGTTTATTACATTGATACAGACAGCATAAAAACAGACGATACACCACTAGCACATAAACTTGTTAAAGAGTTTAATAAGTTACAAATGCTTAATCTTAAAGGTTACGAATGGACGAAATTCGGACAGTTGGAACATGAATATACTGCTATTAAGTTCGCCAGTTTAGGAACAAAGTCATATATAAAACTTGAATACGACAAGAACAAAAACCCAGTTGTAAAGGCTACTATATCGGGATTGCCAAAGGCGACAGAACTATACAATAAGTTGTTTAATTATTATGAAAAAAACTTTGATGAACTTATCGAATGTTGTTATCACTATGGCACGGTATTTGACAAATCGGTCGCTAATAAGTTAGCAAGCAAATATGACTTTTTCGATTTTGATATTGACATAGACGGTTATATTAACACGGTATGTAGTGGTGTAGTCCTTGAACCAGTTGACGTAACTATGCGAGATTTTGCTAGTAAAACATGGTATTCATACGCTAGACTTATCTGCATGATGTACGACAAAAACTTTGACATTTTTTGTCGAAAAACTATAATTAAACTAGATAAGAAAGGAGAATTGAAAATTGAACACAAAACGAAATAGAGGTATTCGTGCTTTAGGTCTAAAGAAATCAAGCGACGGAACATATTACAACCCCGATATGTACGGATTGGAATTTGAAAAAACTAAAAACGGAGAAATTAAAATGATAGTACCCGATTGGTTTAAACAGGAGCATAAACAAAAATTACGAACTTTAAACTATTACGTTAAAAAATACGGTATATCTAATAAAACAGATATAAAGAAAGAAAAAGATTTGTATAAATATTATGTTGATTATGTTGACAAGTGGAATAAAGGCGAAATAAGTAAAACAAGTACAGTAAAATACCGTTTTGATTTGTATAATCAAAATCAAAAATCAACTAACAGATTTTACAGCAGGGAGAACAAACAAAAGATAATCGAACACGTCAACGAAAGTTTCAAGGTTAAAGTAATGCGTATCATGGGTAAACATGGAATATTTAACGGACAAGCCTATGACGATTATTTAAACAATCTATCTGTTAAACTGGGAGAGGATAAAGCAACAATCGAAAGTTTAGTTTTTCCTACAAAAATAAATGAACAATCTAGTTATGAGGATATTAAAAATTGTATTGAACATGGATTTGATAACATTGACGAACTCATTAATAATAAATATGAAAGTGGAGAAATCGACGACAACGACGAATTTTTAATAAGAGGTATGCTATTATGATAAATAAAGAAAATTTGAAAAATGCACTTGACGAATTAAACAGATTTAAAAAACGAAAAAATCAAAAGTATAACTTCCATTCTTTCGACGGTTTGAAAAAATATGAATATGATTTTTTATTTACAGTCGGAACACGTTCCAATGGAAAGACAACATCAATTCAGAGGGATATAATTCTTGAAGATTTTTACAATTACAATGCACAATTTATAAAACTTTGTCGATACAAAGACGAATTGAAAGCAATACATCAAAAACAATGGTTTACAGAAATAAACATTGAAACATTGCACAAGTACGATATTCACATTGAATACAGGGGAAACACTTACTATATAAATGAGCATAAGAAATATATAAAAGACGGTGAACTGCTTGTAAATGAGTTTTGTAAAAGTGGCGAAGTGTTAGGTAAAGTTATACCAATAATGCGACAACAAAATTATAAGTCAATCAACTACGAAAAAGTAAACAATATTATATTTGACGAATTTGCTTTACGAAATGATTATGGTTATTCAATAGACGAGGTAGACAATTTCAAATCGCTTTTATCAACGATTGTGCGTATTCGTGAAGATATTAAGGTTTATTTTATAGGTAACGTTTTAACACCTTACAACCCATATTTTCAAATGTTCGGCATTAACGCTATGAAACTAAAAGCAGGAAATACTTACACTTTTATTGACAATTCCCAGTATGATGAACCTTGTGTTGTTCTATTGGAGTTTACAAAATCGGTAACAAATAAAGTTACAGATATACCACGATTATTGAGGTTGCCAGATAATGCACAGGTTACAGGGTTAGACGCTTACGAATTACCAAAACAGGTTATAGGTTCAAATGACTGGTTGTTGATTGCCCTTGAAAACGTGGATATATTTAACGAACATTATTATTACGGTTATAGGTTCATCACTTCGATTGACGACGGTATAACATTTAAAAAAGTAAATAATGAATATCAATTTGAACATATAGAGTATGTAAGTGTACATGATATTTTCAACAACAAAATATACTTAATTAGAACAGATATTGACAAAAATAGTCACGGTCTGTATATTAGTATTATAGACGATTTGCCAACTTATAAATTGGCTGATGATGATATTAGAAATCATTATCCAATATTCGACATTTCCAAGTTTAGGAACAAAGATATAATTTTCGGAGATGTAGAACTTTACAAGATATTAAGGGAAAGGGGGTTAAAATTATGACATTAGAAGATTTTTATAATTTAGTTGTTGGAATAAAGCCAAAGGAAGAAAAGAAAGCAAGAGAACCAACAAAGATAGATTATAGTTACAACAATCTACTAGATAAAGGAAAGGAAAAAGAACAATGCAGAACATTATAATTGTGGCATTGGTGGGTATTGTTTTAGATGTTATTACAGGATTTGTAAAAGCATGGTTTAATAAACAGGTTGACAGTTCTATTATACGTGAGGGTGGAAAACATAAAATAAGCGAAATACTTATAATTATTTTTGCAATCTACGTTAAAAAAGGAATTGTTTACTTAAATGTTGGTATACCTTTTAATCCTGTAACGCTTGTATGTGGATATATTATAATTATGGAGTGTATAAGCATTATAGAAAACATAGGAAACATGAACCGTAAATGCATACCCCCAAAATTATCGGAGTTTTTTAAAAAATTAAGTGAATGAAAGGAGATTAAAACATGAAAATTCACGAATTAGCAAATAAAAATTATAAAAGTATTGATGAAATTGTAGTTGATATTGCTGAAAGTATCAAAGAGGTTGACGAATTGGAGAAAACTAAAAACACACTTGAAAGTGAAAATGAAACACTTAAAAGTGAAGTTATAAGTTTAAAAGAAAAAAATTTACAACTTCTTTCCATGATGCCGACAGCAACCGAAACAAAAGAAGAACCAGAGGTTGAGGAAAAAATCGACCTTGAAGATGTATTAATTTAAGAGAGGAGATTTTAACAATGGCAAACGAAAATAAAACAATTAATGTAATTAATTACATAAGGCAGAACGCAAGCGAAGTATACAAGGAACGTGTTCCAATTCTGAATGACAAAGGCGAGTTTGTAAAATTTGCAAATCCTTTGAAAGAATACAGCATACAGAAAAATGAATTTTTCACAGGCTTAATCAATGTGATTGGCGACAGTATTTTAAACCGTATCAACAAGTTTGAAAATCCTTTAGCAAAGTTCAAACGTAAAACTAACGGTTTAGGTATCGACGTTAGAGAAATTGCAAGTGGACTTGTTGAGGGTATGGACTTTGAGTTTACAACCGAGGGCATTGCTAAAATGTTCAAGTTATATTCAACTGAATACGCTGAATGTTTCCACCGTTTAAACCGTCGTCGAATTTTCCCTATCACAATCAGTAAAAAGGAAATGGCACAGGCTTTGAACAGTTTTGACGATTTAGAAAACTTAATCAATGACAAGGTTAATACTCTTTATGAAAGCGACTATCAAGAGGAGTATATCTATATGATTGAGTTACTTCGTTCTTCTGCACAGAACAACAATTTAAAGATTATTAATGTTGATGAAGTTACAAATGAAGAAAGTGGTATCACTTACGTTGAAACTGTAAAGGATATTGCTTCAAGTTTCAAGTTCCGTGATAGAACTAATTCGGCATATGGTAACGACAACGAAAATACTAAAATCTTGCCTTGCTGTGGTAAAGAAGATATTGCTTTAATTCTTCCTTACACAATTAAAAACAGAATTTCAACAAGAGTTTTAGCGTCAGCGTTTAACAAAGACGAAGTTGCTTTCAATGTTGACAATGTAACAGAGGTTGACTTTTTAGGTTATATTAAGCGTGGCGAAGATACCAACGCAAAGTATTATCAGATTGACGGTTTTGTCTGTGATAAGAATTTTATTCGTGTACTGGACGACCCCGATAACGGACTTGAAGAAAATAACTTGCCAACGGTTAGGGCGAAAAACTCATATCTTCATGTATGGCAGACGCTTTCAACTTCTCCGTTTGTATGCTGTAATGTATTGGCACATGAAGTTGAAGAAAGTGTTATCCCAGAGGGTTATTTCGATAACCTCATTGAAAACGGTGCTACTATCACAGATTAATTATAAGGGTGTGTATAAAGCACACCCTAAAATTTTAAGAAAGGAGATAGATAAATGCGACTAACACCATTTACATTGACGCAGAATATTTCTGTTGATAATGCACTTTCGACGATACAAGTTATTCATCAGATTATCACAAAAGTTAATAACGTTGTTGATTATGTTAATAACTTGGAAATCGACGCAAACGCATACACCGACGAACAAATAAAAGCGTTGAATGAAAAAATTGAAAAAGAGTTGTTGGAACTTGAAACAACTTTAAAAACTTATAGTGACACTCTTAACAACAACATGAAAACATATGTTGATGATAGAGGTAGAGTTATACTTGATTTGTTATCTTCGTCAATGGTTACTATAAGGGAAGAAATTCAAAAGGTAGAAAAGGCTTTAAGGCTTTACATTGACACGGAAGATAGTAAAATCTATGTTTACATTGATGAAATCTATAAAGAACTTTACGACTTAATAATGAACGGAAATGACGTTATTTATTCCCCAGTTGACGGATTTTTAAAATCAACAAAAGACGCTATACAGGACTTAACACACGTTTTACAGATTAAAAACGGTATTGATTGGAATACTTTTGAAAGCCTTTGCAGTGGGGAGAATGTTGACATGACAGGATTTGTAAAACCTAACAGTAATTATAACATATGGCTTAAATATGAACGACCACAGTATGCAAATACTGACTATTTAGATGTTAATGGTTTGCATATCGTGTGTCTTAATGCAATATCTACTATACTAATTGACGGACAGCCTTATACAGATTTCACAGGTAGTGGTGTTTTATTTCCACTTTCAACATTTAACAGTTATGAAAAAACGATTGTTATAACGGACGTAAATAATCAAGTTACTACTTTATTAGTCAGAAACATAAATTATACAAGTTCTTCTGTAACATGGGATAGTTTAGAAAATAAACTAAACACAAGACCTAACAATCGTTATTTCACTTGGAACGCTTTATCATTCTACACGGTAGAGTTCGCAAATCATAATCTTATGGGAACAGACGGAAAAATGAAAAGTGTTCTACTTGAAAATATGTACACAACTGAATACAATAAAAAATTTTTTGGAGGTAATTAATCATGCAGAAAACAGAAAACTTACAATTAAACATCATTGACGGTACGGACGTACCTAGTCATGCAGTCTTTAACGAAAACTTTAACAAGTTAGACGAATTTGCAAGAACAATGAATGATACTAACGTATCATTAAAAAATCGTATGGAAACTTTAGAAACAGAAGTTGACGGAAAAATAACTGATTTAGAGAATGAAGTCACTCAAAAAGTCACAGATTTAGAAAAAAAATTTGATGATACTGTGCTTGTTCTTGAAGATAAAATTTCAGAAGTCGAACTTGATGTTGACGGAGAAACAAAAAAAGGTAAATTGAAAAGATTGGTTATTAAAACAACACCTGCATACAATTCATTTTATCATTCTATACCATATGTTGACACAGCAAATAATGTTATTTACGACGTTAGCGAAAAAAGATGTTTAATAACTTCTTACAGTGGTTATGGAAGTATCAACATGACGGAATTAATCGGATTGACAGATGTTAAAGACATTATGCTTTTAGGTACTCAAATGTATTCAGACGAGTATATGCTTGTTACAACTGGTAACAGTAACACAGTTCCTATGGATTGTTACAGTTTACAGAAACTTACATATCCTGGAGCAGGCGACGACATTTATTTATCCTATTCGGGAAGTCGTACAAGTTTTACATTACAGGAATATAAAGGTTCAACTTCGGGGGGTTGGCAACCATCTTCAACACTTGCAACACCTGTTTCAGATGTTTACATTGTTGTTAATTATGTGGAATTTAATAAGTAAATTATTTTAGGGTGGGAATTTTACCCACCCTTTTATTAAATGAAAGGAGATTTGAAAATGTTTGATATTACAAAATTAGATAACCTCATGTTTTTTATGTTACAACCACAAAACGAAACCGACAAAGCAATCACAAATCATTTAAAATGGTCTACCCTTTGGTATGGTGTTTTATCTAACATTATGTGTGGCATATTCACTTATGAAGATGTTCCACGACAACTAAAGCGACGTATAAACAACGCTTTTTTCAGTTCGTCATACGTTTGTGCGTATAATGATAAAGATTTAGGGATTGTGGTTGCACCGTGTTCCCCAGTAGGTTCAATTAATAACTGGGGGGAATATTCTGCTTATGATTTAATATTACCCGACGGAAAAAGTAAACACTTAAAACTTGAAGATTGTGTTATCGGTTACAACTATGATTTACCTACTATATCCGATAGTGTTCTATGTTATCAGTTCGCCGAACAGATTGCAGAATTAAAAGTATCTATTGAGAACGCTATCATTTTATCGAGAAAAACTGCAATATTCGAAGTTCCAAACGAAAACGCATTTAATGAGGTATTGCAGGAGTTTAACAACCACAGGACAGGAAATCCAATCATTGTTAAAAAGAAACGTGAAGAAGAAAGTTATAAAACAATGGAGTTTACACAGCCAACAACTGTTGACGACTATTATAACGGACTTCGTGACGTGTTAAACGAGTTCTTGACAACAACAGGACTATCTTCTCTTGTTAACCCGAATAAAAAAGAAAGACTAATCACGGACGAAATATCAAGCAATGATGATATTAAAAATACATTGCTTTCAAATCGTGTGGATAACAGAAAAGCATTTATCGAGGGTATCAATGAAAAGTTCGGAACTGGTTATAAAGTTTCGGTTGACGATAATATTTACAAGACGGTAAACAATTTAGTTAATGTGGTAGAAAGTGAGGTTGAATAATATGTATGTGAACAATCCGAGTTATACAATGAAATTGGCTGATTTGTTGGATTTATACAAAGATAACTTTAATTATGAGGATTTATATAACGTTGTTGGTGTTTGGTTATCAACTGAAAAGGTTTACTTTTTCAAAAATGACGATACTCTATGGAATAACTTTATACAATCATTTTGCGATAGGTTTTACAGTCGAAACATGAACTTTTACACAACGCTTGATTTTAAATTAAAGTTGCGTGATGTTCTGCGTTCTAGTAAAAATAGGGCAACAAGAGTTTATGAAAGTGAATTGTTGAAAGTCAATCCATTAAAGACATTTTCACACGTTACGGACAGAAACGAGAGTTCAAAAGGAAATTCTAAAAGCACAAACAACAGCAACGGAAAAACTGAAAATGTAACGAATGTAAACGATACAAGCAACAGCGACAGCAAAACGACAGCAGAAACGAAAAACAAAACTACCGATAACGGAACAAATGAAAATACAAGTACAAGTTATGATTTACATTCTGATACACCGTCAAACGCTGTAAATATTGATGATTTATTTTCAGTTGCTAAAAACTTTGTAACAGACGCAGACAACAACAAATCACATAGTAAGTCTACCAACTCAAACACTAATGATTTTACAGGAAATTCTTCTAGTAATTCAAGCGACAAAAACGAAAGAAACAGCGTCACTAATTCCAACGGTGTAAATGAATTAAACAGCAACGGAACAAATGAATTTTTAAACGAAAATTTATTTAAGGAAGTAAGCGAGGGTTACGACGGAAACCCTACCGATTTAATCGAAAAATACATGAACTTAAAAACTGATGTCGTTCAATTTTACCTTGATGAAATTGAAAACGCTTGTTTATTTAGTTCAATACTTTATTAAAAAGGTGGTGTGATTTATGGATTTAAAACTATACAAAAACTTTCCTATCAATGATTATGCAAATCAAGTTTACTATTCAAGCAAAAATGCAAGAGATAACGCTTTTGATAATTACGAGGATAGAAGTATCAAAGAGTTAGCAAGTTGTGACAAGACTAAACAGCAAATACGACTACAAGTAAATTACTATGTAGGAAATCAATATAATTACGGTTGTATCGTTGAAAATAACAAACGTTATTATATTTTCATTGATAAAGTTGAATGGAAATCTAACCTAAACACCGTTATACTTCATTACTCATACGACTATTGGCAGACATATTGTTATCAAATTACGCTTAAAGATAGTTTTGTTGAACGTGAACACGTCGAAAATGACACTTTTGGAAAATATATCATTGACGAGGGTTTGCCAGTTGATGAATACGTTATACAATCAAGTGAAGTTTTAGACGGAAACAACGACGGTATGTATTTTTGTATAACATTAAGTGATACAAGGGACGCTGTAAGTCTAACACATAGCAATCCCAAACCAATACCGTCAACGTGTAAGCCTAGCAGATTTGAACAAAGTACAGCAATTATTTTTTCAGATGATTTAGAAACTGTTTCATATTTTATTGACTTGTTGACTTCAAGAAACAAACTTGACGGTGTAAGTGGAATGTATTCAGTTCCTAAAAGTGCAATACCCTCTAAAATTCAAAAACAAGGTTATGACTGGGACACAGGCGAAGACATGATTAAATATGTAGGTATTAATAATGATTTACCTACTATGTTAGAGTGGGATTTGTCAAAACCTAGCACGATTGACGGTTACACACCAATTAATAAAAAGTGCTTTACATACCCTTATTGTTTCGCTAACATAACAAATAACAACGGTTCAAGCCTTTACGGACAATTTGAACTTGCAGACGACAAAGCAACTGTAAAATTTAGATACTACTTTCCATGTATTGAGGGCAACACAAGTTTCGGCTATCTTGCAAGTTATGACGGAGTTTCCAAAAACTTTGACAAATCAATACAAGGTCAAACTAATATTGAGTTACCATATGTTACTAATACATTTAGTGCCTATTTATCTGCAAATCAAAATTCTATCGCTAACCAATACAGCACGATAGACAGGAACGAAAAAGCGTCTATCGTAAAAGCAGGTGTAAACGGTGCTGTCGGATTGGTTGGAAATATTGCAACAGGTAACGTTATGGGTGTTGTGTCGTCTGCACTTGGAACAGCCGAGGGAATTGGAGACGCTATGGTATCTTCATATAACCAAAGACAGGCAATCGACAGCAGTTTAAAAGACCAAGAAAGTAAAGCCAACGTGTCGCATGGTGCGTATACTGGTGTTGGTAATATCATTTGTGGGCAAATTGGATTTAAGGGGCAGTTAATAACGGTTACTGCTGAAAACATTAAAATGATTGACGATTATTTTTCAATGTTCGGATATAAAGTAAACACCATAAAAGTACCACAGTTTAACAGTAGACCTTACTGGAATTATATAAAAACAAGTGGTATCAATATGATTGGAAATGTGCCACAGGACGCACTTTCCGTTATAAAACAAATGTTTGACAATGGTGTGACAATGTGGCACGCTTTAGGCTATATGTATAAATATGATGAGTACAAAAGGTTAAATGTGTGATATTATGGCAAAGATTTACAACGATAAAACTGGTAGTTGGTACGGTGGCGACAATTACTTGACAGTTGAGCAACAAAAATTTAATGCTAAAGCAATAACTAATTACTTTCAAAATTTATCTAGTTACGAATGGGGCAATAACTCAATTTGTGCGATTTTAGGCAACATGAGTTTTGAAAGTACATTATCCCCACAACTTAATGAAGTCGGTGGGGGTAGTGGTTACGGTTTAGTACAATGGACACCAAAGTCAAACTTGATTAGTAGGGCAAAAGCAATAAAACAGGGCAGTTCTTACGATACTATCTATACTCAATTATCTGTGATTGACTACGAAGTTAAAAACGGTATACAATGGATAAAGACTACAAGATACCCTTTGACTTTTAAAGAATTTATCGAAGATACCACACATGACATAGAGTATCTAACTGGTGCGTGGCTTTGCAATTATGAAAGACCTTTAGACCAAAGCGACGAGAATATAAAACGTCGTACAAACGGAGATAATAACGGACATTTAGGAGCGTTACAATTCATTGATTTAGTAGGTGGCGACGTTTCCGATAGTGGAAGTATAAACGGTTTTTTGAATTGGTGTGAGCAAATCGCAAACAATAACAGTTACTTATATAAGTTAGGTTCGGGGCATGGTGTACCTTGGACTTATGACGGTAAATACTTTGATTGTTCGTCGTTTGTTTCGTTTGGGTTACATAATGGGGGTGGTTATGCTTTAGACACGCAGTTTACAACTGGAAATCAAAAAACAGAACTAACAGAACTAGGATTTAATGTGTTTGAGTATAAGGACAAAAAGGATTTAAAGCGTGGCGACATTGTTTTTTACAATGACGGAGAAAACGGACATACCGAGGTTGTTTTTTCAGTTGATGAAAACGGTGCAAGTGAATTAGTTGGAGCACACACGGACAGTTTACCACCTGCCGAGCAAATATCTGTAACTAACTGGTATGAGGGTGGTTGGCAGTTTGTAGCACGTCCTACTGGTGGCAGTTCTCCACCCATTTATAACAGGAAAAAGCGAAAAGGTATGATTTTTTGTTATAATCGCATGAGATAAGAAAAAGGGTGGAATATTCCACCCTTTAAATGTTATTTTAGATATTTAACTTTCATGTAGCCAACTGTACCGAGATACTCAACTTTAGAATACTTACCCTTAATATACATAACGTTTACTTCATTACCGTTAGGCACTTTTTTATATTTGACTTTAGTTCGTGCTTTGTTCCATATATTCAAGCCTTTTTTCGTTCCTCGTACTGTCATAGTCCATTCAAGACGGAATTTATCGGGTGTTTTGTAAGTTGATTTTAACTTGCTTGTGGTATCTCCCCACTTTTTCAAGTAGAAGTGTGGCATATCAACAGGACTTACCCAGTCGCCACCCCACGCAAGTCCTACACCTTTCGCTTTTGCGATTTTAGCGACTTTTGTAATCGTTGGCACATCATACAGTAATTTAGTATCATTAATGGCTATATCAAAGGCAATGCCCCATTGATGTTGACTTTGATAGTCTTTCCCTTTTGCGTTAGTTACTATCTTACCTTGTGTTGTTCTTCCCTGTGCATAAAGTTTGTCTTGATATTCAACCGTTCTAAAACCCTCGGTAATAATAAGGTAGATACCTTGTTTATTGCACTTTTTAAGTAGTAAATCAATCTTGTAACTTAACCATGGGTGTATTTTTTTCCTATCTATTCTTATATCATTGTGTTTTATCATGTTGTTAATCTCCTTTTTCAAAATATTGTTTAACAAAGTAAATTTTATCTTCGTAACTATTCAAACCACATTCAATCATGTTGTTGTAATTATCCAACATTTTAATTAAATCAAACGCACCCTGTTGTGATAGGGTGCGTTCATTTGTTATAGGGTTTAAATAATCGTAATTTACCCGATAGTAACATAGTATTATACTAATTCAAGTGTTAAAACTTTAAAACCGTTATTTGTCTTTACATTGACTGGCTTTAATACAACTGGTTCATCTTTCCAACTTGGGAAACCTACGATTGCAAAAATCTTCTGCAATGATGAAATTACACCACCAGATACTGCCTGATATGTTGTTCCGTCCTCTGCAATGAGAACAGTTCTCATAGTCTGTGAAAGTTCCCCTGTTGTTTTATCCATAACATTAATGGTATGTGCTGATACATCAACAATTTTCAATTCTTCGTTAAGATGGTCGCTTAACTGTTCTCCCTGTGTGTTTAAAGCATTGTAAATCTTTACTTTGCTTTCCCTTGTTCCGTCGTCCTGTATTGAGCAGAAAAACGCACTATTTACATTTGTTAAATCGTCAATAGTGTATGTTGCAATATCTCCATTGTTTTCAACTGCTACTACTCCGTTATCAACTGTTGCTACCTCTGTGTTTTCAATGTTCTGATTTTTCATGTTTATTATCTCCTTTTCTTAATTAATATAATTCAACTGCTATTAATACTGAAACAATATCTTTTATGATTGTTTCGTTGCCTGTCTTTTCAACAATGGTTTCAAGGTCGCCTTTTACCTTGTTTTTAAATTCTTCCGTAATATCTACAATTTTAATAACAAGGTCTGTGTTTACAACTGGAAGTTTTAAACTTCTTCTTGACTTTGCAAGTGTGATTTTAATTTCAACACCGTTTTCAGTTTCATAATAGATTTTGAATACTTTCATGTTAGTATCTCCTTATTTAATTATTTACTTGTCTAACCTTATTCAAATATCGTGGCTTTCCGTTACCCCACTTATACACAACTTAAAATTTGAAGTTTGTTAGAAACATAAGTATGATTATATATTACTAAAATTAGATAAATTATTCAACCCAGTTTCGACAAAATAAACCACCAAAATTTACGAAATAAGTTTGTGTAAATTTACGATTGACAAATGTTGTCAATAGTAATTTTGCACAAATATTTTGCATGTGGTTTGTGCAAGTTGCATGTGGTTTGTGCAAGTTGCACAATGGGGAAATGCGAGAGGGGTGG